TTGGTTGAAGCAATTATTTGGGAGGGTAAGAAACCATGAATCACATTGGATTGGAAGTTGTATTTTGGACAGTGTTATCAGTATATCTCCTTGCTAAACTTGGAGTATTCAGAAAATGAAAACAAAGAGTTTAAAGTCATATAAAACACCACTAAGATATCCTGGTGGTAAGTCTAGAGCATTGAGTAAACTGTTTCAGTTTATTCCTGATCTAAAAGACTATACAGAATTTCGTGAACCATTTTTAGGCGGTGGTTCTGTAGCAATAGAGATAGGTAAAAGGTATCCACACATAGACATATGGGTCAATGATCTATATGAACCATTGTATAATTTCTGGAAAGTATTGCAATCAGATGGTCAGAAACTTAGAGACATATTGATACAACTCAAACAAAGACACTCAGATCCATCGTCTGCTAAACAATTATTTTTAGATGCTAAAGATTACCTAGCAAAACCAGTAGGAAATAAAATTGATCGTGCTGTATCATTCTATGTTGTAAACAAATGTTCTTTCAGTGGATTGACAGAGAGTAGTGCATTTTCTAAACAAGCATCGGAAAGTAATTTTTCAATGAATGGTATTGAAAAACTCCCAGAGTATTCTTTGATGATTAAGAAATGGAAGATAACTAATCTATCATATGAACAGATGTTATCTGATAAAGAAGGAACTTACATATACTTAGATCCACCATATGAAATTAAATCTAATTTGTATGGTAGAAAAGGGGATATGCATAAAGGATTTAACCATGATGAGTTTGCAACTATATGCGACAAGTCTACATCTCCTATGTTAATATCATATAACTCATCACAGTTAATTAGAGATAGGTTTGATGGGTGGACAGTTGCAGAATTTGCACACACTTACACCATGAGGTCTACAGGATGCTATAATAAAGAACAAGCATCCAGAAAAGAATTAGTGTTAATTAATTATGAAGTGTGAAGTAACCCTATACAAAGCAGGAACTGTCTTCAAAGAAGAAGTGATTGCTAAAGACTATCAAGACGCACGTCAAGTTGCTCTTGCTAGAAACCCTAACGCTAGAGTTGTTGGGGTAAATGCTAAGTAAATTTTGGAAGATATGGAAGTATGCACTAGGATCATTTAACGACGAGACAACTAAAAGATATGATGATATAATATGCATTATCAGATCCTTTATCTTCATACAGTTAGTAATTACTAACTGTTTTATTATTGCAGGAAATATACGACACTGGAACGACAATGTACCAACTGAAAGACTACCTATACAGCATCAACCAATCAAAGAAAAACATATTAGTTGATGACATTGATGCGGAAAAGAAATATCCGACATATATTATTAACAGATGTCTAAGTTCCTTTACTGACACTGTGTTGTTTGCTAATGAGATGAACAAGAACCCTCATCTACCAAAGCGTTTGCAGTATGACTTTTATATAAATAGTGTGAAACCTAGGAAGAGATTCTCTCCTTGGGCAAAGAAAGATTCTATTGACTATCTTGAGATCGTAAAAGAGTATTATGGTTATAATGACGATAAGGCACTCCAAGCACTCAGAATTCTCACCAAGAATCAACTAGATTATATCAAAAAAGCATTAAGCAAAGGTGGCAAACATGAACGGTGAACTTGAGATTCAATGGAAGCAATCTGATATGGTTGAAGTCACATTGAACGAACCAGATGATTTCTTGAAAGTTCGTGAGACATTAACACGCATAGGTGTAGCATCAAGAAAAGAGAAAAAGATATATCAATCCTGTCACATACTTCACAAACAGGGTAAGTATTATATCGTACACTTCAAAGAATTATTTGCATTAGACGGAAAGAATACTAATTTATCATTAAACGATATTCAACGCAGGAATAGAATCGTGCAATTGTTATTAGATTGGGGATTAGTAACTACCAATATTGTTAGCAAAGATAAGATATCAGATCTTGCTCCATTAAATCAAATCAAAGTATTAAGTTTCAAGGAAAAGAATGAATGGACGTTAGAATCCAAGTATAATATAGGGAGAAAGAAACAAGAACCTTAATGAAATACCATCTCTACGACGAACAGGAAAGACATCAAGGCAAGTTTAATTCTATTGAGGAATTAAGAACGTTCTTATGTGATAGGAAGTATGATGTCAATTGTGACAAGGACATAGGTTGTACATTTGATTACATAAAACACATTAGATGGTTCTTTGAAATAGAAGAGTAGAAACCGTAACGGTTTTTGGGGGTTTGCACACCTCCTTTTTTTGTGCTACAATTATAAAATATTAATGTGATGCCGAAAGGGTCACTTAATTTACGTCGCTTTACGGAGGACACAATGGTAAACTATACATGGGAGCAATTTACTCCATTCACACTAGGACTCGATGAAACATTCAGCAGACTTGAAACTTTTGCAGGAACAGGAACAAACTATCCTCCTTACAACATCTATAATGGATCTGATTCTAGAACCATATTGGAGGTGGCTCTTGCAGGATTTTCGCAAGGGGACATTTCTGTAGAAACTGAAAGGAATGTTTTAACGATCTCAGCAGACAAATCTTCTAAGGAAGAAAAGAAGTATTCATACAAAGGAATATCTCACAAGAACTTTTCACGTAACTGGCAACTGGCGGATGATGTAGAGGTTGAATCAGTAGATTTTAAAGATGGACTTCTCACAATAAAATTGATGAAAGAACTACCAGAGAAACAAAAACGTCAGAAACATTTTTAATGTTATATAATTTTCCTTCTAACTTTGTTTTTTATACCAAAGTTAAAGACCATGAACAATTAAAGAAAAAGTTATTACCTCAGATATATGCTAATGAATCTGGTATCACATATAAAGGTGAGTATCAAGATTCAATAACAAACTATTTTGAGGAGAACAACATTCTTCTTGACATGGAGGAGGAAATATATCATAATGTAGTATGGGATCCATTCAACCAAATGTTGGAGGATCCCAATTTGAATATCGTTCATAGACCACAGGAATCAAAACTGCAGTCTATGTGGTATAATGTCTATCGTGATGGTAAGTGTTGGCATAAGACACATACACATCCGTCGTCTACATTCTCTGGCATATATCTCCTACATCTAGAAGGAGAGAATGGCACAGTGTTTACTCAACTTGGACATCAATTGTTTGAGATGAACTACAACACAAAAAACAATGTAGAGGGAGAGGTGATTATATTTCCATCATCTCTACCACATAGTGTGGTGTCTTTTGGAACTCATAAGGTTTCTATTTCATTTAACATTATGTCTAGAAATGAAAAGTATGGAAATATATTTTGACAAATTTAATTTTAGGTGCTAGAATATGGCTGTATCTGTTGTCACCTTTAAAACAGGTGATCGTGTTATTACAGAATTAAAAGAGATCTTTGATGAAGAAGGAGACAACAAAAAAGGAGTCTGTCTTCTCATGGAAGAACCATATATTTTAACTCTTGATGGTAGCACACCACAGTATCTTACTGAACAATCTGGTATGGAATATCAGGTAAGGTTTAGTAAATGGAATCCTTACTCTCCCGATTGGCAGTTTAAGATTCCGTATGATTGTGTTATGACAATCAGTAGTCCAGAAAAAGGATTACAAGATGCTTATGAAAAGAAACTTCAAGAAAAAAAGGAACTAACAAATGAATGAAGAATTGATTACTAATCATAATATGAGAATCGTTAGTCTTACAACCTCAGAACGTGTTCTGTGTTTGTTTGGTGAGATTAAAGGTGATGATGATAAGGTAGCAGGGTATAGAATGGTGTATCCATATCTACTTACTCTTGGAGAACTAAATGAGGATGGAACTATTCCTATTAACTATTCTAGATGGTGTCCATATTCTCCTATTGAAGATCATAGAATTAGTGGTGAGCATATTATTAGTGTCGTATATCCTGATAATAATATTGTCAAGAATTATGCTGACAGACTAAAAGAGATTGGTCTAAAGGATGAACAAATTTTCTACGAGGTAAAGGAAGATGGAGATAGCAGCGAATCTACTGCGACTGAGTAATGAATGGATAGTTGCCCAAGTTGATGAAGTAGAAGGTGAGACACTACCTGGTGATCCTGACTGTGTACTTCGTCAACCTTTTATGGTAGACTATGAAGGTAACCTAAGTCAGTGGCCTAAGAACTCTGATGATCGTGAGGTAGTAGTCAGGTCAACTGACATTACTACCATTGTAAGTCCTAGTAAGGATCTACTTGCAAACTATATTAAATCCCTTGAATGAAGTTTTACACAAGTGTTGAACAAGCAGGAAATCGTCTCCTCGTAAGAGGATACAATAATGGTGACAGATACAGCGTTCGGGTTCCTTTTAACCCAACGCTTTTTTTGCCCACAAAAAACTTTTCCAAATGGAAAACACTAGAAGGAGAATGTGTAGAACCACATAAGTTTGGTTCTATATCAGAAGCAAGAGAGTTTGTAAAACAATACAAAGAAATTCCTGACTTTGACATTTATGGGAATACAAGATTTTTATATCAGTACATCGCAGAACAACATCCAGAAGAAGAACTAAAGTTTGATAGTAGTAAGATTCGTATATTCAATATTGATATTGAAACTGCTGCTGAGAATGGATTTCCAGACATAGAATCTGCTGATCAAGAGATACTTGCTATCTCTATCAAAGATAGTTTCTCTGGTAGAATTACTGTGTTTGGTGCAAGACCATACGATAACAAAGATCCTATGGTTGATTACATGCACTTTAGATCGGAAGAAAGTATGATGAATGCTTTCTTAGATTACTGGCAAGCAAATTATCCTGATGTAATTACAGGATGGAACGTGCAGTTGTTTGATATGCCATACATCTGTAATCGTATTGAACGTATACTAGGTGAGAAGTTTGTAAAATTATTATCACCATGGAGATTGGTATCACAACGTGAGATCTTCATCAAAGGTCGTAAACAATTTGCGGTTGATACACTTGGTATATCTACACTTGATTACTTAGAACTATACAAGAAGTTTACTTATTCTAATCAGGAATCATATCGTCTTGACTACATCTGTAATGTAGAACTAGGAGAAAAGAAACTAGATCACTCTGAGTTTGATACATTCAAAGAGTTCTATGAGAACGACTGGCAAAAGTTTATTGATTACAACATCCATGACGTTCGTTTAGTTGATAAACTAGAAGACAAGATGAAATTGATTGAACTCGCATACACTATGGCATATGATGCCAAGGTAAACTATGAAGATGTATTCAGTCAGGTTCGTATGTGGGACAACTACATCTACAATGAGTTAAACAAACGTAGGATTGCCATACCCCCTAAGAAAGAAGCAACAAAGAATGAGAAATACGCAGGAGCATATGTTAAAGAACCGAAACCAGGATTCTATGATTGGGTTGTGTCTTTCGATCTCAACTCTCTGTATCCTCATCTTATTATGCAGTACAATATCTCCCCAGAGACACTCAGGGAAAGCAGACATCCCAGTGCGAGCGTTGAGGGGATTCTAAATCAAAAGGTAGAGATTGATAAACAGTTTGCTACATGTGCTAATGGTGCACAGTATCGTAAAGACGTGCATGGTTTCTTACCAGAGATGATGAAAAAGATGTATGACTCTAGAGTCATCTTCAAAAAGAGAATGATTAAAGCAAAGCAACAGTATGAAAAAACTCCTACTGTTGAACTTACAAAAGAGATTGCTCGCTGTAATAATATACAAATGGCAAAGAAGATTTCTCTCAACTCTGCCTATGGTGCTATTGGCAACGAACACTTTAGATACTATAAGACAGCAAATGCAGAAGCAATTACACTGTCAGGACAGGTTTCTATCCGTTGGATAGAGAACAAAATGAACAGATACCTAAATAAACTACTCTCTACAGAAAAGGTAGATTATGTCATCGCATCTGACACCGACTCAATATATCTTAATCTTGGACCTCTTGTTGATAAATTTTTTGCTGCTAAGTCTAGCGACAAAACAGCAGTTGTTTCCTTACTTGACAAGATATGTCAAGAAAAATTGGAACCATTTATCGAGAAGAGTTATCAGGAGTTGGCGTCGTACGTTTCAGCGTACGAACAAAAAATGAGTATGAAGAGAGAGAATATTGCAGACAGAGGTATATGGACAGCAAAGAAAAGATACATATTAAATGTATGGGACTCAGAAGGAGTTAGATACAATGAACCCAAGATGAAGATCATGGGTCTAGAAACTGCTAGGTCATCAACACCAGCATACTTTCGGGATAAATTATATGCAGCGTTTCAGATTATTATCGGCAAAGACAATGATGAGCTTATCTCTTTCATCAATGGAGTCCGCAGCGAAACAAGGGAGCGACCCTATGATGAAGTCGCCTTCCCACGTGGAGTCAACAATCTATCCAAGTACAGACATCCAACAAACATTTACTCAAAAGGAACCCCGATCCATGTCAGAGGGGCACTCTTATACAACTGGTACGTCAAAAAATATAAAGTAGAACATAAGCATCCATTTATACAGGAGGGTGAGAAGATCAAGTTTATGTACTTGAAAACACCTAACCCTCTACATGAAAACTGTATCAGTTTCTTTGGTGAACTGCCAAAGGAATTTGGTATAGAGAAATATGTTGATTATCAAACACAATTTGAGAAGAGTTTCTTGGAACCTTTGAAAAACGTGCTACAATGTATAGGGTGGACACACGAAAAAGTTATTACTATAGGGAGGTTCTTTGAATGACTAGAAAAGTCTATGTTGTCACTTGGACTAACCACGTCGTTGGTCAGATTGATACCGATAGCATCAAATGTTTTGAGGACTATGAAACTGCTCGTTCGTTTGCAAAAATGATGAGTAGTGATTATGATTATGTAAATTTTTATGAGGATGAAGCAACACAATGGGATTCTTAGATACAGTAATTAAGGACAGTGGCAATGAGTTTGCTAGTATAGTAAGTGATGGAGTTGCTGCGGGTGACGTAGACAACTATGTTGACACTGGTTCATATATTTTTAATGCTCTTTGTAGCGGATCAATATATGGAGGGATACCTTCTAACAAAGTTACTGCACTTGCAGGAGAGAGCAGCACAGGTAAAACATTTTTTGCACTAAGTGTTGTTCGTAATTTTTTAGATGCAAATCCTAAAGGAGGAGTCATATACTTTGAGACAGAATCTGCTATCTCTAAAGAGATGATTGAGTCTCGTGGTATTGATTCTCAACGTATGGTATTGTTTCCAGTATCTACTATTGAAGAATTTAGAACACAAGCTTGTCGTATCGTAGACAAGTATATGAAAGAACCAAAGAGAGAACCAATGATGTTTGTTCTTGATTCTCTTGGTATGTTATCTACATCTAAAGAGATGGAAGATGTCGCTAACGATAAACAAGTTAGAGACATGACTAAATCACAATTAATCAAAGGTGCATTTCGTGTATTGACTTTGAAACTAGGTCAAGCAAAGATACCTATGATTGTGACAAATCATACCTATGATGTAATAGGATCTTACGTACCTACAAAAGAAATGGGTGGAGGAACAGGACTCAAGTATGCAGCATCAACTATCATCTACCTTGGTAAGAAGAAAGAAAAGGATGGCACAACACTTGTTGGTAACATAATAAAATGTGAAGCAAAAAAATCTCGATTAACAAAGGAGGGAAGTAAAGTTGAAACTAGATTGTATTTTGATGAACGTGGACTGGATAAGTATTACGGATTATTGGAGTTGGGTGAACAGTATGGGGTCTTTGAACGTAAAGGAAATAGGATCGTTGTTGGTGGCAGCAGCGTATATCCTTCTGCAATTCTTAAAGACCCAGAAAAATACTTTACCGAAGGAGTAATGAAACAACTGGAGGAGGCAGCAAGAAAGGAATATAGTTATGGTGGTTGATACAATTTTATTTGGAGATTGTCGTGAGACTTTAAAAGAGTTTGATGGCAAGGCAAGAACTTGTGTCACATCACCACCTTATTATGGATTGCGTGACTACGGTGGAGAAGAGTCACAGATAGGACAGGAACAATCACCAGAAGAATACATAAAAAATTTAGTAGAAGTATTCAGATCAGTTCGTGATGTCTTAACTGATGATGGCACATTATGGGTAAACATAGGTGATAGTTATTACAACTATAGACCTGGTAAAGGACAAGCATTACCAAAACAAACTGTAAGTAAAACAAAACAAGATCTACCTGACAAGTGTGCTAAGAGAGGAAACAAATTAGAAGGTCTCAAAGAGAAGGACTTGATAGGTATACCATGGATGTTAGCATTTGCATTACGTGCAGATGGATGGTATCTACGTCAGGATATTATATGGCATAAACCTAATCCTATGCCTGAGTCAGTTAAAGATAGGTGTACTAAATCACACGAATATATTTTTCTACTTTCTAAAAATCGTAAATACTATTATAACAATGAAGCAATTAAAGAACCCGTCAAGCAAGACTGGGGCACTAGAGACAGGACTAAAGGTAAGTACCATAATCCTGGTACTGGGTTGGTTCCTCATAGTGGGTTATCCAAGTCTTATGACAGGAAAAATAAGCGAGATGTTTGGACTGTAACAAACAAACCATATAAGGGAGCACACTTTGCTGTGTATCCACCTGACTTAATTGAACCTTGTATCAAGGCAGGGAGTGAAGAGGGAGACATAGTTCTAGATCCATTCATGGGATCAGGAACAACAGCAGTTGTGTCCAAATCATTAAATAGACATTATATTGGTTGCGAACTACATGAAGACTATGGTAGACTAATACAGAAGAGACTAAGTGAGAAATCATTTGCGAGGTTAAAACTAGAATGACAGAACGAATAGAAGAATCAATTCTAAGGAACCTCATTTACAATGAAACTTATTATAGAAAAGTTGTTCCTTTTATAAAAGCAGATTATTTCCAAGAGTACCATGAAAAAATTGTATTTGAAGAGATTGCAGACTTCGCTGCTAAGTACGATAAAGTACCTACTAAAGAAGTTCTCACAATTAATCTCCAGAACCGAGGAGATCTTACAGAAGAAACATTCAAAGATTCAGTACAGGGAATAAATTCTCTTTCTGATGATTGGGTTGATTACGACTGGTTGTTAGATGCCACAGAAAAATGGTGTCAAGACCGTGCTATATACTTAGCACTCATGCAGTCTATTAAGATTGCTGATGGCGGAGAAACTAAGTTTACCAAGGGTGCTATACCTAGCATCTTACAGGATGCTCTTGCTGTCTCCTTCGACGAACATATAGGACATGACTACATTGAACAATCATCAGACAGATATGAATTTTATCACAGGAAAGAAGAAAAAATTCCCTTTGATTTGGAAAAGTTTAACTTTATTACGAAAGGTGGTCTCCCTAACAAGACTCTCAACATCGCTCTTGCTGGTACAGGTGTCGGGAAGAGTTTATTCATGTGCCACATGGCTGGTTCCGCCCTCACTCAGGGCTACAACGTTCTCTACATTACATGTGAAATGGCAGAGGAGAAGATTGCTGAACGAATTGACGCAAATCTTCTAAACGTAAACGTCAAGGACATCATGGAACTTCCTGAGGTTTTATTTAATTCAAAAGTAAATGAGATCTCTAGAAAAACACAAGGTAAACTGATCATTAAAGAGTACCCTACTGCATCTGCACATGCAGGACATTTTAAGGCACTCTTAAGTGATCTTAAACTGAAGAAAGATTTTGCACCTGATCTTATCTTTATAGACTATCTAAACATTTGTGCATCTGTTAGATATAAAGGTGCTGTTGTTAACTCGTATACTTATGTTAAAGCGATTGCTGAAGAGCTTCGGGGTCTTGCTGTGGAAAGTAATGTACCTATTATCTCTGCCACTCAAACTACTCGTAGTGGGTTTGGTAACTCTGATCCCGATCTCACTGACACTTCTGAGTCTTTTGGTCTCCCTGCCACTGCTGATTTTATGTTTGCCCTTATATCTACTGAGGAGCTCGAGCAACAGGGTCGCATCTTGGTCAAACAACTTAAGAACAGATACAACGACCCGACTGCCTCAAGAAAATTTATTCTGGGAATTGACAGAGCGAAAATGAGGTTGTATGATGTAGCAGAAGATTCATCTGCCATCAATATAGAAGATGAAAAGGTAGGAGAAACCTTACAACAATTCTCACAAACACAAAACCGATTATCTAAATTTGCAGAATGGAACGTATAAAGCATGTGGACTTTGATAGGTACACTCATTTCGTGGATGCTGTCACAAGCACTCCTAGTAAGGATTTTAAATCTCTTGTTGATCGCTTGGGTGAACTTGACAGAGAAGGTGCCAATATTGAACGCCTTACCACTGCTGGTGTTGGGATTAATGCTGAAGGTGGAGAGTTCCTTGAGATCATTAAGAAGATGGTATTCCAAGGTAAACCATGGAACGAAGACAACAGAGAACATCTGATCATTGAACTTGGTGACATCATGTGGTACGTAGCACAAGCATGCATGGCACTCGAAGTATCGTTTGATGATGTGATTGCTACCAATGTTAAGAAACTAGAGAAGCGTTATCCTGAGGGATCTTTTGACGTTTACTTTTCTGAGAATAGGAAGAAAGGAGATAGGTAAGTGGCATTCGACATCCTACCATCTACATTTGAAGAAGCTGGAAAAGCAGTAAAATTTATGAATGAAGCATCTGCTAAAGAAGCATTGCGTTTGTACAGATATTTGCTTCAAAATTATGGAGATGTCGTACAAAATCCTTTAGCATTTGATTCTAGTAAGAAGAATGAATGTAAGATTATAAGGTTGTTAGAAGGTGGATTTACTATAAAACAACTTACAAAAGAATTAAGTCTCACAAAATTGAGACCAGATTTTGGTGATGGTAGTAGAGGAAAAAAAGGAAAGAATAATCAAGGAAGTTTATTTGAGAGAGACATGGAAGTCGCTCTTAACAAATGGATTGATACAAATACTATACAAAACAATAAATACAAAAGTTTTCTCGAAGACATAATAAAATATTATAAGTTAGAAAAATGTCAAAAAATTATTGTAGTTCCTGAGGGTAAATCAAATAAAAAAAGACCAATGAAATTAGTAAGTGAACATTGGGAAGTGGGAACTGCATCATATACTAATGGATATGACATAGGTTCTACTGTTACTGATATAACATTAGATACTGAATGTGATAATGTAAAACGTAAAATATATCTTTCACTTAAAACTAGTGGTACAACCAACCTATCTAATCTTGGATTAAAAACTAATGTATTTCCCGTAGAAGAAGTTAAGGCAGGAAAAATAGAAAAGAAAGAAGGACAAGCATTAATAAGAACTTTTGGTTTGAATGAACAATTTTTATGTGCTACTTTTAATGAATATCAAAATGGAAATAGAAAATATCATCAAGTAGATACTAGACCAGTGTATAATCATCAATTAATAAAGGAACTTATAATGGGATCTCTAGGATATGGTTATCACTATGTGCATTTACAGAGAGGAACAAAAATTAAACATCTAGAAATAGATAAGAATTTTTTAGAAAGAGCATCCACTCCAAGAGATGTAAAAATAAGTTACGGTGGTGACACAGGAGGGAAAAAACGTGTTAATATACATATGGTGACTCCTGTATTTAACATGGTTTTTAACATCAGAAACACAACTGATAAAGGAACTACAGCAGATCCACTTCGTGTGTATCCTGACAAGTTACAGACAAAATATACAATCATAGGTGAGACTGTTGCAACAGGACATAAAGGAGATTCTACAGAAATAGCAGACGATAGTTAATGGCAAACGTAACTCAACTAAAACACCTTGAACATTTGGAAGATGAAATGCTCAACTATGGAGTTGATGGTTGTATAGCGTCTGTTAATTTTCTCAAAGAACTGAGAAAGATGCTTGGATGTGATAACAGTACAGGTTTTATGCAAACTAAATGGGATGGTGCACCATCAGTTGTATGTGGTACTGATCCTAATAGTGGTATGTTTTTTGTTGGAACTAAATCTGTTTTTGCAAAAAATTCTAAGGCATGTTACGATGACGTTGATGTAGATTTATATTATGAAGGAGATCTTGCAGAAAAATTAAAATATTCTTTGAAGTATTTTTCTACTTTAGGTATACAAGGTATAGTTCAAGGAGATTTACTGTTTACTACTGATGTAAAAAGAGAAACAGTTAGTGGAGAGAAATTATATACATTTACACCAAACACTATAACGTATGGTATACCTGTAGATCATCCTATAGGTGTAGCAACAGGTAAAGCAAAGATAGGTGTAGTTTTTCATACACATTATAGAGGTACTGATTTTCAAACTATGCAAGCAGTTGCTGGTGCAAAGGTAAAAGGATCTATTGATGTGTTATCTGTTGATAATGACACTCCAATGGATAGAGTTGGTTTGAATCATTCAGAAGAATTGTTGTTTGATAAGTATGTTGCTAACATAGAAAAAATGTGTGCTGAATCTGGAGACTTTTTAGATGAATTAACCACTCTTTCTGGTACTGCAGGAGATGCTAAATGGCATGTATCTTCATATCTCAAACAGTTTTTCAATAGTCAAATCAAAAATCAAAAGACTATATCAAATACAACAAAAGCACTCGAAGACTTGACTAATTTTTATCATAGTAAGGTAAAACCTCTTGCTGATAAGATAAAAACACCAAAGACACAGGTTGCTAAGAAGAAATTAATATATGATAGTGAAAACTATCTAATCAATAACGCTACAAAGTTCAAATCAATGCTAGGTTTGTACAAAGAGATACAAGAAATCAAGAAATTTGTCATTGATAAACTAGATAAACTAGAAACTTTTAAAACATTTGTACAAACAGACACAGGATATAAAGTCACAGGTCCTGAAGGTTATGTTCTACATAAGAATGGAGACATGATTAAGTTTGTTAATCGTCTTGAGTTCTCATACAATAACTTTACTGTTGCAAAGAAATGGCGTTAGTAACAAAACGATGCTATATGACATTTGGTAGGTTTCAACCACCAACTACAGGACACGAAGCAAACTTTAATAGTGTAAAACGTGCTGCTGGTACAGATGATTATAGAATTTACATTTCTCAGACAGTAGATACCAAAGGAAACAACCCTTTGCTGCCAGATAGAAAATTATTTTACATGAAAAAAATGTTTCCTATACACAAATCTAACATATACAGCGGACCTAGAGATCCAGTAGCAGTTTTGCAAGATATTATGATGGCAGGATATGATGAGTGTATATTTCTTGTAGGATCTGATAGAGTTAACGCTATGCAGTGGATTCATAAATATAATGGAGACGAGTATTCTTTCCGAAAGTTAGACATCGTATCTTCTGGTAGTAGAGACGCAGATGGTGACACATTTGCAGTATCTGGTACTAAAATGAGAAGAGCAGCGTTTGCTGGAGATTTTAAAACATTCAGATCTGGTATACCTACCAGTCTAAAAGAAGATGATTGTCGAATGATGATGATGGAAGTAGCAGCGAATTTACCCGCAAACTATAAATGATAAATTTTAAGAAATTACGAGAACAAGCACTAAGACAAGAGCAAAGACACGAAAAAGGTCTGAGCGAGGGTGATAGTGTCATGTCTTCAAGAACAGGAGTCAAAGGAACTATTCACAGAGTGGGTGGTAACTATGCAATTGTTATATCTGAAGAAGGAAAAATGTTCCGTGAGTGGATTAAGAATGTTAGAGCTATAAATAATACGAGAAGAACCTCCTTGTAAGTAAATGAAGAAGCAAGAAAGAATTAACACCGTCAGAAACAATGATGATTTTTCATCAGGTTTGATGGAACAATATAATAAGTGGATGGGTGGCGATTGCTTCCAAAACACTAACCTACCAGATTTACATTTATCTGAAGCACCTTTTGATGGCATGGATCCACAGTCTAATGGTGCAGAGATAGAGAATACTCTGGTTAAAAAGAAAGGTCCTAAGAAAGAATCACCTAAAGCACAACTTGCTACTAAGGAAGAGTACGAAGTTTTAGAACGTGAAGAGGTAGAGATTGACGGAGAACTATACGTCATAGAAAAGAGAAGATATGCTACTGAAGGTATGGCAGCAGCTCGTGATAACGTTGGTGCTTCTACATGCTGGAAAGGATATAAGGCAAAGGGAACTAAGAAGAAAGGTGGTAAAGAAGTTCCTAATTGTGTTAAAGAAGATGATTTTCATCATCAAAAAGATAAAGATGGTAACACAATTCCACACGAAGATGAGATAAAAGAAGGCAAGAAGGGTCTATATGACAACATTCATGCAAAAAGAAAGAGAGGTGAGTCTCCAGCAAAACCTGGTGATAAAGGATATCCTGCTAAGAATGCATTCAAAAAAGCAGCAGAGTCAGTTGAGCATGTAACAGAGAAGAAGTTAGATCCAGTTGGTAAGGCAGACGCTGATATCGACAATGATGGTGACGTAGATAAGTCTGATAAGTTTTTACACGCAAGACGTAAGAAAGTTAGCAAGATCATTGCTATGTCTAAGAAGAAAAAATGAAATCCTTTAATCAATTCAAAACTGATTCTAAGAAAAGAAAAGAAAAACTAAAGAACAAGAAGGTTGGCAACGTAGAAGTCATGCCCATTGTTAATGATGACGATGGCAAAGGTATGACTACTCGTGCTACTAATGAGGAGGTGTTAAATGAAAAGTCAGTCTCAAAGTCCCAACAAAGATTCTTCGGGATGGTTAGAAAAGCTCAAAAGGAGGGTGAGAAGAAAGCTTCCTCACCTGAGGTTGCCAGAGTTGCTGCCAGCATAAAGAAAAAAGATGCCAAGGATTTTGCATCTACTAAACATAAAGGACTACCAGAGAAAAAGGTAGCAAAAGAAGAGACTTGTGGTAAAGGACAGTACTATTGTAATGATACTCAGAAGTGTAAACCCATTCCAAAAGGTATGAAAGTAAGGGATGATGGGTTTTTAACTAAAGAATCATTCGAGTCAGGTGTAATGAAAGCGAGGAGATATCATAGGGTAGGAAAACTCATGTCATTCAAGGATTTCATGAAGATTATGAGTGAAATTTTGGGGGAATGGGAAAAGTAATAAATAGATACACACACATTATGGAATATTACCATGTTTTCTTTTCTACTACCACTTGCAACGAAAGTTATTTCGGACGCAGTAAACAAAATTCCTGACAACGAGGAACTTGGAGAAAAATTAATAGATATTTGCTTAGTTATCCTAGGTAAGGCAGTTAAACTGACCAAAACTGACATGGATGACAAGTTACTTGAGACTGTGAAGGCTGCTATTGCAGCAAAGGAATAGTCCTTTTATAAATAAAACTTAGAACAATACACGATTAGAGAAAAAGATGTCACTTATTGGAACAACGGATGCTGCTGCATTCTCAAATAGTGTTGGTGTCACCAATGGCGATGCCACCGTAACAAAGAACGCTGCTGACACCGTTGTCGGTGGTGATGTACTTGAAATTTCTGGTGTTAACTATATTGTTAAGACCATTACTAGCACTACTAGCATAGAATTACATAAAGTATATGCTGGATCAACTGCTACAGTTGCTGCTGCTAATGTAATTAAAAGAACTCCTCCAAAACAGGTTGCAGAATTTGTAATCTTAGGTGGAGACTCTAACAGTTATGAGTTAATTTTTGCTGATTCTACTGAGGGTTCTCTTGCTGAGAGTAAGTCTCGTGGAATTAAGAATCCTGGTTGGTGGTTATACAGAACATTTACCGATCACTATGGTAACACTCGTCATAAGGCAGAGTGTATAGCAGCGATGTCTGTTGCTGCTGGTGTATCTGGTGACGCATCTGATGATACCATTGCTGCTGAAGTTGCATCTGCTGTAACTATCACATCACAACCTGGTAACTCTGCTTCATCTTCTGGTGCTGGTACATTTGCTGTTGCAACAAGTACAACAGGAACACCTGGCACACTTGCTTATGTTTGGCAACGTCAGAAAGCTGGAACTAAGCGTTGGGTTAACATCACTGCATCACTTGATACAGGTATCACATATGCTAACTTCACTACAGCCACACTTGGTTACAGTGGACTTGCTGGTGCTACACTAGATGGTCAAAACTATAGAGTTAAGATCACTTCTGCCAATGGTACAGAAGAAGTTACCTCTAACGGAGCAGGAACTTTAACATTCGGATCATAATATGATATGAATATTAGTGAATTGAACCATGAAAACTGGTTAATCTTTGCAATTAGAAATTATAACAACCCGTTGTCAGTTACCTATTCAGACTTTGAAGAGGATTTAAAGAGATTTAAGTACATTAAAAGACTACTGAGAAGGTATGAAACAACGGGTGAGTTGAAGACTCACTTGATACTTAATCATGTGATAGTATTGTATAATGTCTTTGATGAGGCAGCAACACCGCTGCTATTCTATAGAGTAGAAGCAACATATTGGTCTATTATGAAGGCGTTTATGTTATTTCTAAATAGATTACCACCTAAACTTAACGAAGATGTTGACGAGGAATGTCTAAAACAACTGAATCTAATATGACTGAATCAATTAACTCTGCTGGTAATGGATCTGGTTTACAGTTACCACCAGCATTTGTCATGGTAAATCCTAGACAACATCGTAAGTATAAGAAAAATAATGA